TTAGTAAATATCTCTTTTCTGTCCCTGTCTGTCTCATATAAATCGACTAGCAAGGCGTTCATTTTCATCTGCCTTTTCCAGTCAATATCAACCATGTTCAAACCATCATAGAGACTGCCAACCTCTAAACGATGCAATATTTCCGCTTCTAACTGTAATAATGACATAAAATCCCTTTCCGTGGATAGCTTGATTGCTTGGGTGTAGAAAAGCACATCTCAATGCTTGACGTCAAGCATTTTTTTGTAATTTTTTTTTATGAAGCACAAAAGATTGATTTTATTGACAATAAAGCACGTCAAGCATTCACGAGAAAAATTTTTTTTAATATCGAACGATTGCTCATTTTAAAATTTAAGATAAATACATTTAAAACAATTATAAAAAACCCAATAAAATCAATAGTGGCATTTTTACCACATAATAGATTGGATTTTATGCTTTTTCAAACTATCCTATAACCTATAATTCCTATAGGATTACTATGGATTTAAATCGCACCCATTACTCATAACGCTAATTATGGAATCTAAGGACGTAGGTCATTGATTTTATTATACCCATTGCGTGTGTGAAAAACGCGCACTACCCGGGGGGGTAGCCGGGGGTTTTGCGAAAACTCAGTGTTGCGGGTGTATCTCTCGGTAAAATGCTAAAATTTGAACTAAATAAAATGCTTTCCAATTTTTATCTAATAGCCGTATAAACCATGTACATGGAGAAAAAACAATGTGGCCTTTTAGCCGAAAACGTAAAACTACAGCCGTCCAATGGTTTAATCACGGAGACCACCCCGCAGTCTATGACCAAGGAACTAGAAAAATCGGCTGGTTAAGAGATGACTCTGGGGATTTCACGCCAGTACACCCCGGCTTCTGGATTGTAACCCATGCCAACGGCAAAATAACAGCGCATACGCCGCCGGACTATGCCGAGAATTTCGCCCATGACCGATGAAGAAAAACCAAAGAAAATAAAGAAGGTAGGAAAGACTTTGGAGAAACCCTTGGGCATGGGTCTAATGGGTGTGATGCAGGCCAAGGAAATGAACCGCGAACAGTTGGTAATGAAGAAGCTCCGGGAGGTGCATCTGGCCGCCGCAGAGCGCACAACGATGCGGGTCATTGAAAAAGACCAAGAAGACCAAGGGCTAACGCCTATGGAAGTCATGTTGGAGAATATGCGCTATTACGCGAAGCAGTACATAGGATTGGAGGAGTTAGCGGAACAGCTAGCAAAGGACGATGACCTAGACACAAGGGAAGGGGTGATAAAGCAAGCCGAAGACTACAGGGTGCGCGCCGTTGAAGTGGCACAGAAAGCCGCGCCGTACTACCACCCCCGCCTTGCCACCACTGTAGTGAAAACGACGGGGACAAAAACCGTGACCTTTGACTTCACCTCTTCCGCCCCTGCCCGGGAAAACCTCACCCCTGTGGAATCCAACCCGGCAATAGAAACCTTGGACTACGAAGAAACGACTGTGGAAATGACCACAAGCTATGAGTCAACCTTATGAGTGATATTACGGTACGCATAAACCCGCAGGACAAGACGCTTAAAGACTACCATGAAAGTCGCGGCGACGTGGATATTATCATGGGACCGCTGGGCAGCGGGAAAACTTGGCAAACGTGCCAGCGGCTTTTTACTATGATGGCCGAACAAAAACCAAACGCCGAAGGCAAGCGCATATCACGCACAATCGCCTGCCGGAACTCTTATAAGGATTTGCACACCACCACTATCAAAGAGTGGCAGGAAAAGTTCGAGGCGGTGTCTACGTTCCGGGCTGGGTCATTGGAGGGACCGAACTCGCAAGTGCGCTTCAATTTGCCGGACGGGACGACGGTGGAATCTGAGATACTTTTTATGAGTATGGACGGAACGACCGACGAGATTACGCGAAAATTCCGGGGGGTGCAGGCGACGTTTCTATGGCCGAACGAGTTGAAGGAACTGCCGCGCAGCGGGTTTGACCTCGCCTCGTCGCGTCTGGGACGCTACCCGTCCCCACGGGATGGGGGGCCGACCCATTATGGGGTAGTGGCTGACACGAACGCGCCTGACACTGACCACTGGCTGTACAACACTGCCGAGGTAGACCGCCCGAACGGGTGGAGAATATTCCGGCAGCCCGGCGGGGTTCTTAGGGCGGGGTTATTGCCCAATGGCCGGGTGAAGTGGGTCATCAACCCAAACGCCGAGAACCTACACAATTTGCCTAAGGACTATTACTATCGCAACATGCAAGGGAAAACCGATGCTTGGATTTCGGTGAACCTTGCCAATGAATACGGCGCGGTGCATGATGGGAAGTCGGTATATCCTGAGTATAATGACGTGGTTCACTGTGTGCCGACCCGCTATGTGCCGGGCTGGGAGGTATATGTAGGGGTGGACTTTGGCGGCGACCCGGCGGCGGCGATAGTGCAGAAAAGCCCGGAGGGGGTGCTGCATGTGATAGACGAACTGGTGACGACGCGAACAAGTTTGATTAAGTTCGGGGAATTGCTAGGTGAGCATTTACGCAACATCTATTTCAACTCCGAGATAATTCTCAAAGGAGACCCCTCTGGCGCAGCGAGCGGCACGGAGTCTGGCCGGAACGCTTTTGCCATTATATCGGAGACCTCTGGCTTTCGCATTGAGCCAGCGTCGAGCAATGAACCGCGAGTGCGGACGGAGGCGGTCTCCTATGCGCTGACGCGGATGATTGATGGGCGGCCAGCGTTCGCCATTGACCCCCGGTGTCAAGTGCTAAGGAAGGGGTTTTTGGGTGCGTATGGGCATCGCCGGGTAGCGATAGCAGGGCAGGAGAGGTACGAGGATAGGCCGTCAAAGAATAGGTATAGCCACGTCCACGATGCGTTGCAGTATGCAGCTTTAGCCGTTGGCCTGGGTCGGGAGGTTTTGAGCGGGGGTAGGGGCAATCGTTTTCCGGCGATGTACATGCCTAATAAGAGTTTCAATGTTCATAGGAGGAAGTGAGTGGCGTTTAAGCAGACCTTTTTGGTAGTGTTCTCGCGCCTGCCTGAAGGCCACCTCCGGCGGGAAATTTTGGATAACCTGTGCATCGAGGCATGGTGGATGCGGTTACTCTATTTGTTTATGCCGCGCCGCCGCCACCGGGACGACTTTGCCCACTGCAAGGCGATATTGGTGCAGGGGGATACGCATGTGATGCTGACGACGACGCCGCAGCGGTGGATGATGGGGGTGAAGGTGTGTGAGACGGGGGAGCTGCTTAATGAGTTGCACCCGACCGAGACCAACGCCGTGCTGCGCGTGGTTAGGTCACTGAAACGTGAGGGGGTTGCACGACCCGGCAAGCTGTGCCATACAGTAATAGCGAACATACTTGGTCTGAAAACTATGATATGGTCTCCCTATGGTCTATACCTCGCGTTAAAAAAAGAAGGCGCGCAGGAAATTTGGAGGTACAGGCATGGCTGAAATAGCGATTGCAGCGGCATTCTTTGTCGGGTCATCGGTCATGCAGTCTCAGAACGCCCGCAAGGCGGAGAAGCAGAACCGTTTGGCGATGGAGCAGCAGGCGCGGACGCAACAAGAACAGAAAAAACAACAGGACGCCGACCGTCGGTCAATGACAGAGCAACGGAACTCTACGTTAGAAACATTGTACGGGCGCAATCGCGGTAGTCGGTCTCTCTTAGCCGGGGGGTCACAAGCCGGGTTCAAGCCTACGACCTTGGGGTAGAGAAATGGCAAAGTTCAAAGTCGAAGACGTTATTAAAAAATATAAGGAAGCCCTGAAGGAGAAGGACGCCAGCCGTCCATTGTTTGAGGAGGTGATTGAATACGTCAATCCTTTTAAGAACACCTACGATTCAACGGGCGAGACCCCGAACGAAAACACCCTGCAACAAGACTCGAATCCTTTGGCCGCCGCCGTGAACTTCGTGTCAAAGATGTCACAAAAATTCACGCCGATGTTCACGCGCTGGGCAGAATTAAAACCCGGCCCCGGCTTACCCGTGGGAGAAAAGGCTTTAATTGAAAGCATCTTGGGCAAAATGAACGATATTACGTTCGCCTACATTGATGCCTCCAATTACGCCGCGTGTAAGGCTAAGGTCTATTTTGATTTGGGTGTGGGCACGGGGTGTTTTGATATTGTCAAGGGCGACGCTAAGAACCCATTAATATTTATAGACAATCCTATTTCATCGGTTTCTATCTCACAGATGGCGAACGGGTTTAAGGACGCCGTTTTTGTGGACAGAGCGATTAAGTTCGGCGACCTCCAAAAGATTTTTAAGAACAAACTTTCAATCAGCCCAGAGATAAAAAAGGCCATTGAAAAAACGCCGGAGAGGCTGGAAGATTTCATTGAGGCCGTGTACTACAGTCACGAGGATATGGTCTGGTACTACGCGGTGATTCACGAGAAGAGCAAGCACGAACTCTTTTGCGAGGAGCACGTCGAGAACCCCAGAATCTCCCCTCGCTGGATGACCATACCCGGCTACTCGTTAGGGATTGGCCCGTTCACGCTTGCACTGTCGGATATTAGGAACCTCAATACCACTCGCCGCTACGAGATGGAAAGCGCGGCAATGAGCACGTTTGGGATGTACACGGTAGAGGGTAGCAGTGCCCTTAACCCGAACAACTGGAACCTCAGCCCCGGCGCGTTCCTGACGGTGGAGCGGAACGGGGCAACGCCCTCGATTGCGCCCCTCCCCGGCGCGGGGAACTTTCAGGCGCAGGAATACTTGGTCAATGGCATGGTTGACCGGGTGCGGGCGTTGATGCTGGACAGGCGTCTGCCGCCGGAGGCGGGGCAACCGAAGACGGCCTATGAGATTTCTAAGCGGCTGGAAGAGTTGGAATCGGATATTGGCGCAGCCCTGCCGCAGCTAATTTTTGAAGACGTGCAGCCGACGATGCGGCGGATTGTGAGTATTTTGCAGGACGTGGGGGCGTATAATGGCATCCCGAACTTGCCAAACAACTTTAGCCAACTAATTGATAATATTAATATTCAGGTCACTATCTCGTCGCCGATTAGCCGGGGACAGGCCATGCAGGACGTGCAAGCGTTCTCACAGGCAATGAGCCTGTTGCAGGCTATCTACCCGCAGATGTCACAGTTCGTCACGAAAGTGCCGGAGGTGGTGCACTGGGTGTTCGAGAAAGCGGGCGCGCCGAAAGACCTGATTCTGGGCGTGGAGGAAATCCAGCAAGTGGTGCAGAACCTTCAACAACAAACGTCGCAAATGCTGGCGCAGCAACAATCAATGGGGAACAGATAGCATGTCATGGGGCGCAGGCAACGTATTGAATATTAAAGAATTAAACGAACGCGCAGTGAAAGGTAGAAAAGCCGAGACAGAGCAGCGTCATCAACGCGCCCGGCTATTGCTTGCCTTCGATGCGGTGTTCAACAATCCACAAGGCAAGATAGTGCTGGAGTACCTGAAAGCGCACACGGTTGACCTCCCTGCGTGGAACCCCGTGGCCGCGCCCTCAGGGGAACAGGCAATCTATCATGCCTTCGTGCGTGAAGGCCAGAACAGCCTCTATCGTGAGATTGAGAAACTGGCCCAGAACGGCCTCTCGTACCGGAATTCCCCGGCACACGACCCAGCGGAGTTAGACGATGACTGATACAGTACCACCACCCGGAGCCTCCCTCTATGAGGAGAAAACCGCCCCGGCCACCCCACCAGCAGGCGGTGACACCCCACCCCCTGCCGGGGATACACCCCCGCCTGCGGGGCAAACACCCGGCGAAAAGACCAATGAACCACCGGAAGGCGTGCCCGCCGATTTCTGGGACACTGAAAAAAAGAGCATCAAAAGCGATGAACTTTTAAAGGCTTACCAGCAAGAGGCAAACCGGGCAAAAGGTCTGCGCGATAAGCTGGCGAAAGGCTACCAGAATGTCCCGGAAAAACCTGAAGAGTATAACTTCGAGTTAAAACCTGAAGGCAAAGAAATTTTGGGCGAGGCCAAACTCAATGACGAGCTTGTTGGCTTGACCAAGAACGCCGCGAAAGAGGCCGGATTGTCAAAAGAACAGTACGACAATTTCATGGCAACGATTGTGCCGGAACTGCACAAGGTAAGCACGAAGGAAAAGCCTGAGCCTACGCCGGAGGAAGCGCAGGCCGTCGCCGACGCTTGGCGCAAGGCAGAATCGGCAAAACTAGGGTTAAACGCCGATGCCATTGTGCAGACCGTTGGTAAATGGGCTAAGGAGTTGAAAGCCCAGGGCATTTTTACCGACTCCGAATTTGCTTTGGTTCGGGATGGGATGCTCGCCACCGCCGATGGCGTGAGAGTGCTCCAAAAGATAAAGAACCTGACAACGGGTGACACCCATGCCGGGAACGGGGCAACGACGACTAGTACCGCCACCGTTGAAATGACCTTTGAAGAATTGTCGGCGGTGACAAACAACGATGCCCGTAGTTGGGACCCAAAAGCCGAGGCGGCGGCACAGGAAGCCATTGCTCGGTGGAATAAACAAGAGGCGCGAAAAAAGCGTTGACAGTAATTTATAGTTAAGATAAAAACACACTCAGACAGTTCGCGTACGTTTTTTCCCTTTCCGTGGGTTTTATCATACGCGAACTGACTATCACCCAGATACCCCGGCTCAGGCTTTATGCCCCCCGATGGTTTTGGCCCTGATTGGTTTCATAAGCACCACCAATCACTCTAAAGGGCAAAGCCATGACCGCATCCGCGCCAGTCAATTACGCAACAGATTTTGACACCCTCATTAAACACGATTTTCGTACAGTAGCTCCAAAGCTATTGCCTTTGGTTCGTCAACGGCGAGTAACTGCGAAGACAGTTACCTTTAACCGTATGGGGATTATGTCCGCGCAACAAAAGCTCTCTGGCTCGTTGCTGCAGTTCCAAGACGTGGCACAAAGCAACGTCACCGCAACTTTGCTTGATTACTACGCTTATGCGTTAAGCCAAGAAGAAGACTTGGACAAATTGCTGTACGACGAGAAAAAAGAACTCTCGATGGCGGCGGCACGAGGCATTGCCGAACGGCAAGACCAAATTATTATCAACGCGATGGAAGCCGGGGCTTCAGCTACGACTTTTGGTGCAGATGGCACGAACTACACTACGGACAACTTGGCTCGTATTGACGCCTTCTTGACCTCCATCAACGCCCCTGTTGATCGTTACCTTGTCCTCCATGCTCTTTCGGCCCGAAAAATGATGACCACGTTGGAGTCCACAAGCCGGGATTACAACACGCTGGGCCTTATCATGAACGGCCAATCGGCAATCAACGGCATGAAGTTCATGGGCTTCAACGTCATCCTGTTTGGGAACTTGGACACCTCCGAAGGTGGTTTGCCTTATGTTTCCGGTACTGGAGTTCGGAACAACTACATCGTCGCAGGAACCGGGATTTCCGCCCCTGTCGGCTTCGGTGTGAGCCGCGACGTGACCACTGTCCCCGGCGTATGGCTCGAAGAGCGTGACGCTTGGAAAGTGGGTGCACGGTTCTCCGCCGGTGCCGTTGCTATCGGCAGCACGATTGCCGGGCGCGAAGGCGTGTACAAATACTTCATCGACGAACTGGCCTAAGGAGAGACCACATGGCTTATATCCAACGCAACCTAGTCCAAAATGGTTCTCAGGAAGGGAAAACGGCTATAGCCACTCGCTCGAACCGTGCTCCTGGGCTTTGGTCTTACGCCACAGCCGACGCCCTTACCGTTGTCCGTACATCGGGTTATTTCAACAGTGCGGCTGACTTCCTTCGTATCGGTGATGTTATTATGGTCACCGTATATTCAGCCGCCACTTTTGAAACTGCAGCCGCCACGGTTTCTGCCGTTCAGTTTATGGTTGTTCTTTCAAACACTGGAAGCGTTGTTGACGTAAGCGATGGAACGGCTATCACGCTGACCAATACCTAGGGCATTTTTTCATGGCTTATATTGCAAGGAACCTTATTCAGGCAGGCGGCGTAGAGGCAAAGACTTCTCGTACGACCAATGGAAACAGGGCACCGGCTTTATGGATGTATGGAACGGCAGACGGCAATACGACGGTTCGGGGGCTGGGGTATTTCAACGACGCTAAAGACTATCTTCGTCCTGGAGACCTTGTTTTTTGTATTACGTTCTCCACTGCGGCCTTTGAAACAACAACGGCAACGGTAAACGGTGCCCAAATGATGGTTGTTTTAACCAACGATGGCACAAACGTTGATTTGTCAAACGGCCTTAGTATCTCGTTGACAAACACCTAATCCTTGCATTAGAAACAGGGAGGAAGCGTGATGGTTTCCCCCCTACAAAGGCTCACGGCTTTTCCTTGTCTTTCCGTGAGCCTTTGTTTTTGTGAGGTGTTATGTCGTCTAGGGAGTATATCGCCAACCTTTCTCTGGTATCGCTTGGTGCAGACCCTATTGACGACTTTGCGGACAACACCAATGAAGCACGGGCTATCCGCCAGTTCTACGACCCTTTCATCCGTCACGTTTTCAGCCTCTACCCGTGGAGTTTCTCCACCCCGGTAAAAAATTTAACGGCCTTGGCCGGAACGCCTCCGGCTGGGTGGTCATATCAATTCATCCGCCCAGACGAGGCGATGCACATCTTTAAAGTTTTTGATACAGGCTCGTCGGCGCAAGACCCTATTTCCGACTATGACACGATTGAGGACTTAATTGTAACCAATCGTCCCGCGTTGTCAGTGCAATACAGCGTGTACAAAGCCGAGGCAACGTGGCCGGGGTATTTTCAGACGTTCGCGTGGCACGCTCTAAAGGCGATTATAGCCCAGACAATAACCGACAGCAAAGAACGTGCTGACGATGCCTTTGAGATGGCCTATGGAACGAAGGCTCAGTTTGGCAAGGGCGGGTATTACGCCGTCGCCGTGGGAGCCGACGCCCGGCAGGCACCGCCGCAGCAACGGCCATCGTCGCCAATGGCAACCGCGTTTCGTCGTCCCGGCGCGTTGTGGAGGTAGCCGATGCCGCAGGCGATTCAGCAGCAGAAAAAGTTTACGCAAGGTGAGATTGACCCGGAAATGCTCGCCCGTGACGATATAGAGCAGTTCTACGGCGCGGCCAGCCTCCTGCAAAATGTCTTCACTTACACGCAAGGCGGGGTGGGTCTGTCACCCGGCTTGGAGTACATCGCCACCGACCTAGGCTCTGTGACAAGAGCCGCTTCTCCCACAATCACCGCCCCGAACGGCGGCACGGGGGGAAACGCCAACGACTCAAACACGGGGACGGAGCTGATTACCACAACCAACATGGGGACGACGAACCCCTATATCGTGGTGCAGTATGACCTTGGCGCACTGGCTCGGCTCGCCTATGTCCGGGTGAAGGGCTTGCGCTGCTCGACGGGGACGGTGGGCAGTGTTTTTGTGCAAGTGTCGCAGGACAATGTGTCGTGGACGAACGTCGGTTCTGCACGGACGATAACCACCACCGGGGTTGACTTCACGGTGCGGGTGCAGAGCACACAGCGGTATGTCCGCCTAGCCCGGATAGACTCCGTGAGCCTGCCGTCAACGACGATGGCCGTGGGCGAGTTTGAAGTGTGGTACGATGGCGCAAACGGAAATGTCAAAAAGATAAACTTTGAATTCTCCACATCTGAAACATATCTATTTGTAATTACTGAATTTAACATCGCTGTGTATTTCAACGATGTTTATCAGGTTGATATTCACGCGCCGCAGTTTTTCAATTCCAAAATCCCCGGTCTGAGGCGCACAGGCAGCGCAAACACGATGATATTTTTTGAGGAGACGATGCAGCCGCAGTTGCTCACTCGTACCTCAGCAACGACGTGGACAATAGCTGACCTCAATTTTGATTTTATCCCAAAGTACGCCTACGTCCCGGTGACGACCCAGCCTGCGGCGACTATTACGCCGGATGGGCTGAGCGGGGTGGTCAAGCTGACCGCTTCGGCGGCGGTGTTTCCCTCGGCGTCGGCAGTGGTGAACCAGTACTACAAGGGCAACGGGGGCCGGGCGCGAATTGTGAAGTGGATTTCCACCACCGTCGTGCAGGCCAGTGTGGAGATACCGTTCTTTAGCCTTGACGTGGTGGCGTCTGGGTCATGGGACTTGGAGTCTGGCTATGTGAGCGCGTGGGGTGGCGGGTACGGCTGGCCGCGTTGCGGCACTTTTTATGAGGGGCGGCTTTGGATAGGCGGCTCACAGTCTCTCCCGCGCTCGTACTGGGGCAGCCGCGTGGACGGGTTCTATGACTTTGAGCCGGGGACGGGTCTCCCGGCAGACGCTATCGCTGGCGACCTACAAGGCGCGAACAACGAATTGAACTCTATCACCGGGATTTATGGCGGGAAGCAGCTCTTCCTGTTCACCACCGGGGCGGTGCATATGTTCGA